CTTCAGCTTTCAGCTTTACTGCCCGAATCCCTACTGGCGCAGTGTTTCCGAGACCAGCGCTTCGCTGTTCTATACGCAGCCTGCGTTCCGGCTGCCCGTCTGCTATAGCACCCACCAGTTCGGTCTGCGCATCCAGTCGGATTTTCTCAAGCTCAGTAACCCCGGCCCGGACACGCAGGATTTTGTGCTGACGCTGACTGCTCAGGGCGTCGTACGAAACCCCGGCGTGCGGGATCTTGCTACCGGAGAGTATCTTCGTTTTCTCACCGAGATGCAGAACGGCGACGTCATTCGGCTCTGGCGGGAGGACGGGCGGCTGCGCATCGACCAGATCATCGACGGCGAGACCTTCAATGCCTTCGAGCTGCTGGATGAGAGCAGCACCCTCTGGACGCTGCGTCACGGCACACGGGCATGGACACGCACTGCCGACAGCGGCATGACGGCGCTCTATCTGACCCTGAGCTTCAGCGCAGCGTATGCATCTCTTGTAGTGGAGGAGAACTCATGAGCGGCGAAAAAGCATCTGCCCTGACTGCCAGCGGTACAAAGACGATCTTTGTCTATGGCCCCGAGCTGAAGCTTCTGGGGCGAATCGAGAGCTGGGTGTCGCTGGTCTGGCCGGAGCGGTACAACACCTACAAGAACGTGCAGGGGGCGCAGCTGGAGCTTCATGAATCTACCAGCCTGCAGGCCCTCTGCCGCCCCGACCGGTATCTATGGCTGGTAGGCAGCGAGCACCTCATGCGGATATGCTCCGCCCAGACCTCCGACCACCGCCTTGTGGTCTCTGCCCGCGACGCAGCCTACATCCTCGACGAGCGCAGCAGTCTCCGGACCCTGAAGAATTTTTCGGCAGAGACGACGCTCCGCCAGCTGGTCACGGCCATGGAGCCGTGGCCCGGCGTCGAGCTCGGCGACCTGGCCGAGATCACCGACACCTACACCGGCGAGGCCGCACCCGGCAGTCTGCTGGATGTGGCTGAGCAGGTATGTCAGGAGCTGGACATCGGCTTCCGGCTCCGGTTCGACCCGGCAGAGAAAAAGCTGCTGTTCGAGCTGTACCGCCCTCTGCTGGACCGGAACGCCCGCTATGCGCCCCAGTACGGCAACCTTACCAACCTGACCTACACCGAGAGCACGGCCGATTATAAGAATGTGGTGATCGTGGTAGGCGGCGACGCCACCGTCACGGTGGGCGCAGAGAGTGCAGCAGGAATCGCCCGGCGTGAGCTGGTGGTGGATGCCGCCAGCCGCACCAGAAGCAGCAGCCAGACCCAGAGCGACTACCTCGAAAGCCTGAAAGCCCTCGGCACGCAGGAGCTGGCCAAGCACACTCGGCTTGAGAATTTCCGCTTTACCCCTACGGATGAGGTCATGGTGGGCAAAGTCGTCGCCGCGAGCCTGCCGGGTACCGACATTCAGGCTGCCGCCCGCATCACGTCCATCACCCTGACATCCCAGAAGGGCGAGAACAGCGTCTCCACCGAGATTGGAACACCTATCATCAGGAGAAGAACATGAAGCTTGTGACATACCCCCTCGACGGGGTGACTTACAGTGCCGAAGATGTGGCCGCTTATCTATGCACCCGCACCTCCGGCGTCTACTCTCGCGATTCAAACTTTGCTGTGACCGTCAGCGGCCCCCGGGAGATCACCGTCTCCCCCGGTCTCGCGTGGATCAACTACGACGACTTCAAGGGCATCTCTGTCTGCGCCCGGGAGCGCAGCACGCTGACGGTACCCGACGCAGACGATATGCTGCCCCGCATCGACCGGGTAGTGATCCAGTTTGATGCCAATGCCAATCTGACGGCTCTGAAGCTCAAGCCCGGCACTCCGAAGGCCGAACCCACTGCACCAGAGCTGATCCGGACGCACTTCATCTATGAGCTGTGTCTGTGTGAGATCTCCGTTCCGGCCGGCAGTGCAGAGATCACTGCCGCATCCCTCACCGACACCCGCGCCGACGAAGCACTCTGCGGCCTCATGCGGGACGGCGTCACCGGCATCCCCATGGACGAGCTGGGCGCACAGGCATTGGCCAAGGCCAAAGAGACCGCCAAGCTTTGCGACAAGCTGCTGGCCAGCTACAGCGGCGGCTATCTCGGCATCTGGCCCGTGACCCTCCCGGCGGACGGCTGGGCCGAATGCACCGACGTGCCCGGCTACGCCTACAAGCAGACGGCCGCCCTGCGGGCCGCGAGGGCGGCCACCGTCCCCTCGGCGGTGCCAAGCCCCGAGACCTATACCGTGGCCGTCACGGCGGGGCTTGCAGGCGTCTGCGAGACCAAGGACGGCAGCATCACGTTTTGGGCCGAGAACGTCCCCGAAGGCGGCATCCAGATGCAGGTGGAGCTGCTGGGACCCTCGGCCTCGACCGCTGACACCGGAGAGGACACCCTGGGCGACACCGTTTTGGATGACACGACTTTGTAACGGAGGTACACCATGAAGTATGTGAAACAGCATTTCGTCACCGGCATGAAAGTCAGCCTGCCCGACGTGCTCAACCGGATGGAGGACGGCATCGCAGCCGCCTGCGGCGCGGTGGTGGAGGGCATCGGCAGCGTGACCACCGGTGACACACCCGCCGCCGGCATCCGGGACGGCAAGCTCTGCCTGACTCTGCCGCGCGGTGAACCCGGCCCGCAGGGCGACCCCGGCGAGGGCCTGAGTGACAACGCCAAGGCCCTGCTGCTCTCCCTGTTGGCCGGCACGGCCCCCAACAAAGCCGCCGCCCTCGCCGCCCTGCGGGCAGAGTGGGGCCTCGCCGACCCGGACGCCGACACCACCCCCGAGGCCGCAGACGCGGCAGAATCGGAGGCGTGAGTATGGCGTTAGGAAGCGTCGCCATCAGCGGCGGCATGAGCAAGAAAACGAAAGAGAGGTTGATGTATATGGACGGTAAGCTGGTTTGGAGCGCGGCGATGGGCTCCTCGGGCGGCACGAGCGCAAAGGCTCCGGATACGGTGGACTATCTGGTGGTCAAGCCTGTGTCCAGTAGTTATCCGAGTGCGACTAATAACGGCCAGACGAGTCCCGGTGCAACCGAGGTAAGAGTTGCACGTGGATGCTCTGCCGCGATCAATGCTTCTCAGTACAATAAAAACGGCAACAATCATTATTATTCTACGAACTACGTTGCCGTCACGTTCACGAGCGATGGCACCGTTCGGCTCTCGTATCCCAGCGACTCTCTCAGTAGCTGCATCTCTGTCGAGGGGTATCAGTACCTCTGACAAAACAAAAAGCAGCCCCCGGGTGGGGGCTGCTCAAAAGAAAGGTCGTGTTCTCTATCGCTATCAAAGAATATTCCATGTCCCGGGACTCCACCCGGCAGCTCTCCCCCAGCTTCAAGGTGCGGGAGTTCGGCTGCAAGGGCAGCGACGTCGTGCTCCTCGACGAGGAGCTGGTGGTGCTGCTCCAGTGCATCCGGGAGCACTTCGGCAAGCCGGTGCATATCACCAGCGGCTACCGCACCGCCGCCCACAACGCCGCCGTCGGCGGCAGCAAGTCCAGCCAGCACCTTCTGGGCCGGGCAGCGGACTTCTACGTTGAGGGCGTGGACGTGGCCACGGTCGCCGCCTACGCCGAGACCCTGCTGCCCACCCACGGCGGCGTAGGCCGCTACCCGAAGGACGCAAAGCACCCCAAGCGCAGCACCGGCTGGGTGCATATCGACACCCGGGCGAATAAGAGCCGGTGGAGTATGTGAGGGGGTGATTCCGATGCAGTTCATCCTCGAATACTGGGCACAGTGGGTTTTCGCGCTGATGGGCGGGGCCGTCCTCGCAGCCATCCCCAAGATCAAAGCCCTCTGGCAGGCCGTGCTGGCCCTCCTGCACGACCGCATCTACACCGAGTGTTACCACTTCCTCAGCCTCGGCCATATCACCCCCGACGGCCTGCGCAACCTCACCTACCTCTACAAGACCTATCACACGATGGGTGGCAACGGCACCGGCACGGAACTGTATAACCGCGCCAAGGCCCTACCCATCCACGACTGACCGCCCGGCCTCGCCGGGAGAAAGGACACCCTATGAACGCACATATCACCACCCGCACCGTCTCCGCTGCCACCATCGCCCGCACCGCCGTGCTGGCGCTGGCCCTCATCAACCAGATCCTGAGCGCCGCAGGCAAGCCCGTGCTGCCCATCGAGAGCGCCCAGCTCGAGCAGCTCATCTCCACCGGCTTCACCACCGTGTCCGCGCTGGTCAACTGGTGGTTTAACAACTCCTTCACCAAGGAGGCCATTCAGGCTGACGCCGAGTTTGAGCGGCTGAGGAAGAGTGTGAAGTGAGCCTCCGGCCATAACTGCATAGCATGACAACGCCCCCGCTTCGGTGATCTCCGAGGCGGGGGCGTTTTTGTTTCATGGACTTTTCTACCACTACTTTACCACTACTTTGTATACTGTAATACTCGTATTTATCTACTGGTATTTGCCATTACTTACAAAGCTAAATATAACGAAAAACTCGCATGAGTACTGGATTTTCCAGCATTCATGCGGGTTTCGACTTTGGTGCGAGGGAGGGGATTTGAACCCCCAAGGATAAACC